TAATCTAATATGTCAGTCTCACGTAATCTATCTACTTGAAATGTAATAGCAAATCTATCCCAGAATGGAGAATCTTTCTCGTCATCAGGAATACTGTTACATGTTGCTACAAAAGTTCCCCAGGCACAGTCTTTCTTTTCTGTACCGTTAAAGATCTTTTTCTCATTCATTACACCTAGTAAACTATTTCTCAATGATGCTGATGCTTTATCAACCTCGTTAATGATTACGAAGTCTGCATCTGCTATTGGTGAAATAATTTGGTATTTATTCTGTGTTGTTAAGGCCTCTATATCTACATTACCTTTTATGGCTGAGCTTCTAGTTCCTTCGTCTGTTTCTAACATGAATACTTGATCATCTTCTAAGTCTCCACCATTTACTGCTTTTGCAAAATCCATTACAGCTGCTGTCTTAGCAACACCAGGATCTCCTATAAGCAATATTGGTAACTCAATTGATTTAGCTAATGCTAATACATTAAATAATTCAGTTTTCTTTGTTAAATTTGTTTTGATTTTGAATTGTGACATCTTTTACTAATTTTTTGATTGTTATTTTAAATTGCTCTTTTCCGTACTTTTCTAAAAAGTCAGATGGATCTTTTACACCATATTCTTCTGGTATCTCCAACTGATTTAGATCGTACTCCTGACAAAACTTTGCTCCCGCAGTTCTACCTGGATTTCTTTCATTTGTGAAATCATTATCGTACAATACGTATATGTTTTCAAATCTACTCTTCAATTCCTCTATAATTTGAGGCTTCGGATTAGTATTCTCGCTCTGTAAAGAACAAGAAGCTACTTGTGTAGGGTTTCCAAATGAGAACAGAATAGACATTGCGTCTTTCCTGCTACTAGTTATTATTAAATTCTTACCTTTCTCTGGCATCTGTTTCCACATCTCCCATACTGAAAAGTCATTATTATTTATCCACTTATTATCTGATTCAGGCTGATATATTTTATACGTTACTACTCCGTCTTTTTCTTCGACAAAGGCGTAGGCAAGTTCATCTGCTATCTTACTGTAATCATTCATAAAATAGTGTGAGATAGGATATACCCCACAATAAGTTAACTGATCTTTTGTAAACCCATATTTAGATTGCCAGAACTCTTTGTCCTGTTTCTTCCAATCCCTTGTTTTTACTTGTAAATCAATTCTGTCTTTCTTTACTTTTCCAATATTGTCTTTAGCGACATAACTAACCCTAGCTACGCTTTGGATTGCTTCTGTCTGATACTGTGTAAGCTGAAACTCATTTGCTATAAAGCAAAAAGCATCAGTTATCTTAGACAGCCCAAAAAGCTTCATTACAAATACAAATACATCGCCTCTTTCTCCCGTGGCAAAGTCTTTGTACATCATTTTCTCATATCTATCACTATAGAATAAGCTAAATGATGGTATCTTGTCTTTTCTTATAGGACTTGATATTGGTTTTCTTGGTATACCTCCTAGAAAGTGAGAAAATATCTCAACATCTGTTATACAACTAAGTATGTCAGTTCTATTAGGCAACTTTTTTATTTCTACACTTTTTCCAAATCCCATATTATTTTGAGTTGGTAGAAGATGAATGGACAACTAGTGCTCCATTGACGTAAATTCCTTTCTTCGTAATCTTAAGTGACTTAACGTCTTCAAAAATGTACTCTTTTCCTTCAAATTCTACTTTCATGTTTTTAGTTTTGTTGGTTAATATAGGGGCCAGACTATCTGACCCCTTATAATTAAAATAACTAATTAATCTAACCAGTTATCATCTGTGTCTGCAGCAGCGTCAGCTGTTCCAAATACATCTGCTTCCGGTGGTAAAGACTGTGTAGTCAATACATCCGGTGTAAGGCTATACTCACGAAGAGTATAATCTGCTGGTCCAAAGTTAGTTGTGCCAAATGCACCGTTAGCTTTAGACTCTTCAATAGCTTTACTTAGCCACTGAAACTTATTGTCTCTCTTACTTGTAAGAGTGTATTGACGTAAAGTCTTCTTGTTAAAGATTGTCTGACGCATACTCTGGTCATCCGCAATCTTAACACCAAGAGCAACACCAACTTTATTGTTAGTACTGTCAATCACTGTTTTAATGTAAGAGAAATCTCCTTTAAACATTTCTTCCCATGTAGCCTTTTCAAACTTAGCGTGAGCTGCAGTTACATCTGCAAGCTTAGTTAAGTCGAAAGGTAGGTTAAGAAGGTTTGCAATAAAGTCAATCACTTCTTCCTCACCACGCTTGGCAATTTTCATTCCTGAAATATTGTACCATTGCATGTTTTGAGGAACAGTTTTGCTTTTGATTGCATCTTCTTCTAACCACGTAGCTTTACCAAAGTCATTAATAACTTTATACTTACCTGTCTGTGACTTGTGGTGAGTATTCATTATATAAAATGAAGCTTTAGTAGAGATCGGATTATCTACATCATCATTGTTTAAATAGAAATCTAATCTTAGTTGAGGCACTTCTCTTTCGCCATCAGAATCGCTTACTGTCTGAGTACCTAAGTAGTCAGGCTCATAAGTGATTTCTCTTCCATAAAGAGCTTCTAGCTCTGCTTTAGAAGGGTTTACTGCGACAACTTTAAAGTTCTCAACACCCGTGAAGAATTTTCTTGCTCCACCTTCTTTGATTTCATTTGCTGATCCAAATCCCATAATTTTACTTTTTTTAATTTAATTATTACTATTATTATTACTTAATTATCCAATGTGAAATGATGTGAAAGAACTGTCGTCCTCTTCTTCGTCTTCGTCTTCTAATTCAGACTGATCGTCAATAGTTGTATTGTCAAAACCTTCGTCTTCATCTTCGTCCTCATCATCATCTTCTTCTTCTTCTCCGTCAAAGTTTTCTGTACGTGAAATAAGACCACCTAGGTCCTCTTCAACTTCACAGTTCTCTGCACACTCATCTTCACAATCATCACAATTCACTTCGTCAGCAGGAGCATCTGTAAACTCATCAACAACTACATCAAGAGAATTAACATCTCCGTCAGCAATTTGAACAAGTTCATAGATTGGAGCCTCCCCCATATCGTCATGAAGTATTATTTCGTAATCAGTGTCAGTGTCATCACCAAGTCCAACAAACTTTCTAAGCTCATTACACAATTGTGTTGAACCTATAGTTTTACCTTTCTCAGTGGTGTCTCCGTTATAAGTAGCATAGTTTTTAGACACTTTGTATGTCTTATCTTCTACTTCTTGCACGAATTCTGCCGTGTTAATTACGAATAGTCTTGCCCCATCTTCTCCTTGTGGTTGGGCAAAACCAAACAAAAGTTCTTGCACTCCACCAGCGTCTAATTCAAGCAATCTGCAAGCAGACTTATTGAACAATACTCTTCGGGTGGTGCCTTTTCCTCTGTTAGCCTCAAGTTTCATTGAGGGGAAATCGAACTGCTGAATAGCAGCTGGTGCAATCTTCTTGATTGAACCGAATACAATGTTTAACATTTGTTTTAAAATTTAAAATTTATACTAATTTACTTTTCCTTTGAAGCAGGAATTACTTTAACCTTCTCTTCGATAAATATTTTACTCCAGTCAACTGTAATATCATATTTCTCGTCACTTGTTGCGACTTCAATCTGTTGCCCAATAAGGTGCTTCTGTCTAGAACCTACTACCAACGAATCCGATGGTTGAAAGTTAATGACAGTCTTATTGTCTGCTCGATATACCAAACCAATAGCATCACACCAAGAACAAAGAATATCTTTTGTTCTACCGGTTAGATTTATTGACTTTTCTGTAAAAGTTTCAGAACCTTTTGCAACGTCCTTTTCTTTTACGTGACCTACCATAACTAATGTATCACAAAACTCTTCTAGTGGCTTAAGCATCTTGAAAAATGCTTGTCTGGTATATAAATAACCAGCACCATTAGGAAGCGTTCTTACGTCAGTTCCTGTAAAGTTTATACCCATAGAGGTCTTCTGATATAGCTTAACAGCTAAACCAAGAGACAGCTCTTCTAACGCAGTTAAAGTGTCTAAACAGATGTACTTATAAGGTACTTTTCCTCCTGCTTCATCCTTAGCTTTTTTAAGAGCTTTGATTAACGCAGAATAATCTGCCATAGTTTTGATCTCTACAATCATACCCTCAACATAGTTAGAACCCTGCTCTAAATCAACGATTAAGCAGTCTTCTAGTTGAGACACAATTGTAGTTTTACCACACTTTGGTGCACCAAACAATAATAGCCTCTTAGAATCTAATCTTTTGGCTTTTCTTCTTACTAAAGGTAATTCCATTACTCTTGTTCTTTTTGTTTGGCAACAAATTCATTTACCATGTTTACATAAGATAGCTTTGCTGCCATGAATACTATCTCTCTTGGCGTAAAGGTTGATTCTAGTCCTTCAGCGAGCTGGGAAACAAAATTCTTATCTCCGTCAATACTTGACACAAGATTATTCATTGTTCCATTCTTCTCGTTGAATGCTGTTTGACTAAATCCACATGCGTCACCATCCGATGTAAATGTATCGTGATTGTAAACACCTTCTGTGAAGTTGTCTTCTAAAACTTCTTCTTCTACTTTTTTCATTCTTCTGTTTTAATTATTAATTACACTATTTTCAATTCTTTTACTATGTTTACAAGATCTATAACACTATCTGAATCATTTTCTATTACATAGTCAAATCCATCATAGTCATCTAAAGCTGTTTCTGATTCGTGTTCATCTTTTACGATTACTCTACCATTAGCCATAAACTGAGGCCTATTAATTCTAATCATAATACCGCCTTTGTCTTTAATAGCTTGAGCTTCATTAGGAAATCTAACATCTGTTATTATCCAGTTAGGGTAAACCCAAGAGCCTTCTATTTCTTTATCTACAGAACCTTTGTAATCAAATCCCAAAGGATTATAATCAGCAAACAAAGCATTTACCCATATATTAGGGTGAATAATCTGTCTACCTGCTTCTGTACCTAAAAGTTGTAGAATTTTACGAGGTGTAAGCTTCACTATGTACCAACTAGTGTTGTTTTTTATATTGTCATCAGCTTCTGAGTAAGAAACCATTTTTGTTTCTCCATCAAAAAACAAACTGTTACAATAATACCACCACTCTTCTCCAAGCTCTTTCTCCTTAAACTCTCTGTCTTCTAGATCAGATCTATTACAGCCAATAAGAAAACAAACCATATACTTTAGCTTTTCAGAATACTTTTTATTCTTATAAGTGAATTCGCTAACAGGTTGTTTCCAATCAGCAATAGATTCTGGTGCAAAGTTATCTGCGATGTAGTTTATAATAAAAGACAACGTGTCTTTACCTGAACCCATCTTTCCTGATATCCCAATCAGGTTAGGTCTACCACCAGCTATCA